CCCACCCGCAGCACAGCCAGCACCTGCGTTAGAGGGCCGAGACTGGTCTTTGCTTGAAGCCACGCAGGAATCGCTGCGTGAGCATATGGCTGAGATCAAGCGACTGAAAGCAGCACAGCCAGCCGTGCCTGATGCCATTGGCCCAAATGAAGACGAACTACCTGCATATGTGGCAGGGTGGAACGACTGCCGCCAAGCAATGCTGGAGATGATGAAATGACTGAATGCCAGCACCGTTGGGAACCTGTTGAAAGCCAGCCCATTTACAAATGCGCCCGATGCGGTGCTTTTATGAGGATCATCAAATGACAAGGCCAGATAGTCCTTGCATAGCAGTCTGTACGACTCTTTATGACACGGTTTGTAAAGGTTGTGGCAGAACCTACATGGAAGTCGCTGTGTGGAACTCTATGTCTCAAATAGAAAAAGAAGAAATTTGGCAACGCATAGACAAAGAAGCAATAGCTTGGCGGTACAACACTTACAAGGATAGAGTTAAATGAGAAAGCAGTGTAAAAGGAAGGTTTACCAATTGGTCAATCCTATATCTCACGCAATCGCTGGCGCTGGCATAACAACAGACGATTGCCTAAAGCAACTCAAAGACAAAGAGCTTGCCGCTATTGAAGCCATGCGTACAGGTAACGCAACCGTCTACACATGGCAAGAACTGGTAGACATGAACAACATCTGTCAGGTAATGTCGCGTCATGGCATAGGACCAGAAGCACTACCTGATTGCATGATGGCTGAGATTGAGCTTACACACGCCGCCAAGCGGTTTGAGGCTACAGGTAGGATGCTGTTAACCGGGACAGGTCTTAGGGCCATCAACGAAGTTTTAGAGTGGCATCACCTACAGCGCACATCAATTAGCCGGTCAGAGTACGAGCGCATGATTGCCAAAACCCGTAACAAATTGCGCTCTCGCTCAAAAGACGTTACGGTTATACAATGACAACAGGAGAATCCACCATGAAATTCAGCGTAAAAGAAGCACAAGAGAACATCATTGGCGACTTTGCCATGTGCCTTCTAAACTCGGTCACAGCAGCCCACATCCACCATTTTGGTACAGACAGCTATGCTCAACACATGGCCCTTGCTGAGTTCTACGAAGGCATTGAAGACTTGGCTGACAAATTCATTGAAGCCTACCAAGGAAAAAAGTCGAAAATATTTTTCCCCGAAAAGGCACTTTTTCTGGGGGAAAATGGTCTGGAGCTAGTCCTGTACGTTGGCAAAGAAATTGCCAGATACCGCGAGATGCCCGGATTCCCACAGGATAGCGACTTGCAAAACATCGTTGATGAACTGTCCGATCAAGTCGCATCTACCCTTTACAAACTCAGATTCCTAAAATAATGCCACTTACAAAGAATCAAGCAGGTTGGTATTGGGGATTAAAAGGCCCATACGCAACTAAAGACAAAGCGCAACAAGTAGCCCAAGCCGCATACGGCACTGGCTACAAGCAGCAGAAAACTGACGTAATATCGTTTAGAGTTGCTGAGAACACTTGGATTCCACCGTCAAATTTGACCAAAAAATTTGAACAGGTTTGAAGAAGTTTCCCTTGGTGCTAGGCTGAGAGCCTTTATGCCCTGTTACTCAGGGCATTTTTTTTAGTAAAAAAGCACATCAAAGTAGTGCAAAGCCAACGCAGCTAAAGCCAAGCCGATAACGATTGCAGCCAATGGGTCTTGGTATTTGATGATGAAGTTTGTCATGTCGTGTACTCCTTTGTGTTGTTGATGTTTCTATTATCTACTTGTCCACAATAAATTCTATAGGTGTTTACCCTAATGCCATCAATACCTAAGACACAATGCGCTGAATACCAATGCAAAGGCCCAAGCATCAAAGGGTCTGTGTACTGTGTAGATCACGCGCCAGCAGCTAAGACAACAGAAGATCGCAAGACCTTCAATGCCCACTACAACAACAAAGCATGGCTATCTATACGCAATAGGCAGCTATCAACACAGCCACTGTGCCAAGCCTGTCTGTTAGATGGTCAGGTTATGTCAGCTAACCATGTTGACCATGTGTTCCCTTGGTCAGCAATAGGTGAACACGCATTTAGGCGCAACCTGTTCCAAAGCCTGTGCGAGACACATCACGGGGTCAAATCAGGGCTTGAAAAAAAGGGTGTGTATAGGCATTACGTTGAGCCAGTCAAAGACTACACAACGCAAGACTATGCTTACACCATGTTGACGCTCTAAATTAGTTAGCGTAAGTAGTAACGAAAAAAGCAAAAATAGTAATTTAGAAACTAAAAACATAGGGTTTTGTTAAAGAGCAAGCGCGAACTCAATTACGGTAGGGTACAAAGTCAGAGGGGGGGAGTTTGCGTGGGAATTCCCTAAATGTGCTACGCTTGCGTCAGACAAGACAAAAGGAACTCAACTTATGGCAAAAAAACCTCGTCACATCCTTGGCTACTTAAACGATCCGTCCACTTGGGACAAGGCTGCGTTTGAAACGGCTATTCGCGCAGAAGTCGAAGCCTCGACAGGAACACTCACGGCCTCTGACGAACTATTGGTTGGCGCATTGGTCATCACGGTTGACAGCTTGCTGACTGCTGAAATCAACATTCGTGAAAGAGGCCATGTCACGGTGTACGGCAACAACGAAGGCGTAACAGCTTGGTTCAAGATTCGCACTGAGATGGCTGACAAGGCTATCAAGATGCTGGCTGAACTAGGTCTTGTGGCCCGTGGTCGTCCAAAGTTGAAGGCAAAAGTGAGTGATGTAGATGAGCTTTTTGCTACGGCTTAAAAGATATGAACAAGACAATAATAGGGAGCGCCACCCTGTACCTTGGCGACTGCATGGACATTCTGCCTACGCTTGATAAGGTGGATGCGGTAATCACTGACCCGCCTTATGGGATCAATGAAAACAGCAAAAAAGTTGCAAGCCGTGTTAACAAGGCATTACCTAAAGACTATGGTGATTTTGATTGGGACAAAGCGCCACCAAATCCTGAAGTAATTAAATTGATTCGAACCAAAGGCGAATGCCAAGCCTTTTTTGGTGGCAATTATTTTTATCTTCCACCGACATCATGTTGGTTGGTATGGGACAAGATGAATAGCGGTGATTTTGCTGATTGTGAGCTAGTCTGGACAAACTGGCCCAAAGCCGTTCGCCGTATTCAGTGGCGCTGGAACGGAATGATTCGGCAGGGTAACGAAGAACGATTTCACCCGACACAAAAGCCTTTAGAAGTTATGAAATGGGTGATTGAACTTTGCCCAAAATCGGACACCATCCTAGATCCATTTATGGGAAGCGGAACAACAGGCGTTGCTGCTGTCCAAATGGGGCGAAAATTCATAGGCATCGAGCGTGAACCCAAGTACTTTGACATTGCTTGTAAACGAATAGAAGACGCACAACGCACCTTTGATATGTTTGGATTCAATGGCACAACAGCCGCTGACTTGCCAAAACAGGAGGCAATGTTTTGAGCTATTCGCCACTGCTTAACCCTGCGTTTGAGTATGCGGTAGCGGTAACTAGGGGTGACATTCAAGCGTGTGAGGATGTCAAACTAGCTTGCCAACGGTTCTTGGATATGGTCGAACGTAAGGATGCGCCTTACGAATTCGTCCCTGCCAAAGCCGAACACATCCTCAAATTCGTCAAGTTCTGCCGTCACGTCAAAGGCCCGGATGCCGGGAAATCCATTGAGCTTCAGCCGTTTCAGGTCATGTACTTGGCGGCTATCTACGGGTTCAGGGACAGGAAAGACCACACATATCGCTATGTCACTGATGTCATTTTGTTCGTGCCTCGAAAGTCTGGCAAAACAACCATTGCGTCCATCATTGCGCTGTATGAGTTGCAGTTTGGTGATGCTGGCGCTGAAGTGTTTACTCTGGCTACCAACAGGGATCAGGCGAGTATTTGCTTTGATTCGTCCAAGGCTATCGTAGAGAACATGAAGCCTGAGTTGGGGGCTAAGTTTATTGCTTACCGTAGTGAACTCAAGAAGGCTGGCGACTCAACCTCTACTTACCGGGCGCTGTCACGGGAGAACCGTAAGACTGGTGACGGTAAAAACCCTTCTTGCGCCATGATTGACGAGGCTGCTCAGATTACTGAGAGACAGTCAATTGAGGTGTTGCATTCTGGTATGGGCGCTCGGAAGAACCCGCTGCGTATGTACCTGACAACTGCCAGCTTCACTAAGGAAACCAAATTCTTTGAAGACCTTTCCCACTTTCGTACTGTCCTGCGTGGCGCTTCTGCTGATAGCTTTCGCTGGTTTGGTCTACTGTATAGCATTGATCCCGGAGATAATTGGGCTGACCCTGCGGTATGGGGAAAAGCAAACCCGATGCTTGGGGTATCGGTCACGACTCAGCACATTGCACAAATGGCTGAAGAAGCGTCTGCCAAGCCAGCAAGCCTGAACGAGTTTCTGTGCAAGCAGTTGAACATTTATGTGTCGGCTAACTCTGCTTGGGTTGACCGTAGGTATTGGGATGAGTCGATTGCGCCATTCCCGACTGACAAACCAGAATCGACATTTGTTGCGTTTGACTTGGCGCACACACGGGACTTGAACGCTGTTTGCACTTTGCACAGGTACAGCGAAGAAAACTTCTATGCCAAGTTCCAATTCTTTTTGCCAGAAGAAAGCATTGAGCTAATCCCGAACCACTACAAGAGCATTTTTTTACAGGCCAAGTCAACTGGCATATTGAGGCTTACGCCGGGTAACGTAACTGACCTGACCGAGATTCAAAATTACATCAAGCAAGAGTGCGAGAAGTACAACGTCAAAGAGATAGCGTATGACCCATACAACGCCGCTGCTTTAGTGGCAAACCTGTACTCTGATGGCTTGCCTGTAAAAAAGGTTGGTCAGGGCATGGCAATGCTGTCAAACCCTTCCAAGACCACTGAGCAACTGATTCTGAAGAAGGCGATTCACCACGATGGCAACCCGTTTGTTGGTTGGCAGCTTGGTAACTGCGAGGTTTACACTGATGTCAACGGCAACGTAAAGGTCAGGAAGAACGAAGCAGACCCGTCAGCCAAAGTGGACGGTATTATTGCCATGATTATGGCTTTGCATTGCCATTTGGATAACGTATTTGTCAGTGATTCATTTGGCTTTAGGTCGCTTGAGTGGTAAAGTGTAGGGAATTGAGGAGAAATCATGGCGATTTTTGACATTTTCAAGCGCAAAAACACTCAGTCTGAGAGCAATACTTTGTTCGGTCAGACAGCCCTTGGTAACAACATTGTTTATCAGGGTAGTGACAAACGTGGTGGTGTCAACACCCAAATCCTCTATGTGACCACTGCCAGCACAACTACTGCTGGTCGCCCTGTGGATATGTCTGTGCTGACTAGAAACAGCACAATCATGTCTTGCGTAGGCGTAAAAGCCCGTGCTTTGGCTCAATTGCCAATTAAGATTTGCTGCGAAACGGCTGACGGAAAAATGGTGGACGCTGTCAAAGGTGAGGGTGTTGGACCCCGAGACAAAGCCAAAGCCAAGCAGGTTGCTCGTCTGCTAAACACGCCAAACAACTTCCAGAGCAAGTACGAGTTTTGGTATCAATGGTTGATGTGGTACGAGTTGTCAGGTGAAGCCTTTACCTTGTGGTGGAGGAAAGACCAAAACAGCACTACCGAGACTCCGCTGGAAATGTATGTGTTGGATTCAACGCTGATTGCCGTGACCATCACGCCTACACGTTATCCAACATTCCGTTTGTCCACTCCTAGCTATGGTTTTAACAAAGACCATGACTTTAAGTATTTCCAAGTGATGCACACAAAGGAAATGGCGTGGCAAGGTTCGGCTGGCTTTAACAAGGCGATCTTGGCGACTGAGTTGGTTGGCCTTGACCAAGATATTGACCTGTACGCCAACTTTGTCATGCAAAACGGCGCGAAGCCTAGCGGGATGTTTGTTACCGATCAGGTTATTCCTGATGGCAAGTACAAAGAGATTGCAGCCCGTCTGAAAGAGGCGTGGAACAACATGACAGGCAGCAAGACCAGTGACCCAAGCAAGCCGGGTCAGGGTATGTTGCTTGACCAAGGCATGAAGTACCAGAAACTGGAAATGCTGACCTTGCAGGATACTGACGCTGCTGCTTTGAAGGCACAGACAATGCGCCGAATCTGCGGTTTGTTTGGTGTGCCTCCAGCAATGATTGGTATTGCCGATAGCAAGTTCAACAACACTCAGACACAGTTGGACGAGTTTTATAAATCAACGATGTACCCCACAATTGTCAATATTCAGCAGAAGTTGACGCAGCATTTGTTTGATGGCTACCCAAGTCTTTGCATTGAGTTTGACACCAAGGACTTCCTGAAGGGTGCGCCTTTGGATCAAATGAACTTTGCTACGGCTGGCGTAAAAGGTGGCATTATGACTCCTAACGAAGCCCGTAACTACATGAACTTGCCATCTATGGAAGGTGGTGATGAACTGGTTAAAGATGCAAAAGACGCAGAACCTGTAGCTGGTTCAAGCCCTCAAGATACTGGTGGCGGTGGTGGCAATCAGACCAAAAAAATGAACATTGGCACTACTTGATATATCATGCGTACTGATACACAATATCTGGTAGCATTAGCCAAACAGGTCAAACGACCTAAAAAGTTGCCTGTACTTCTAGGGCAACCCCCTAAAATACAGGACAATAACCAATCAATTGCTTTAGGGGCAATCAATGAAGACATTGAATCTTATCTGCGAAGCCAAACTGAATCTCAACGAGAAAGCCGACAACGGCGAAGCGTCTGGACAGATTGAGGCTCGTATCACGACTTGGGGCGCGCGGGAAGGCGCTGATGGTCGCAAGTTCTTTTATAAGCCAGAAGGCTTTATGCAATGGGCCAAAGAGTTTGCTCAAATGGGCCGACCACTGCCCATGTACGTCAACCACAATGCTGATGCCATTCCTGTTGGCGAGTGGACAAGCATTGAGATGGATGACGAGGGCATGAATGCTACTGGTCGCCTGTACCTGAACACCACAACTGGCTCAGACTTGTACCAAGTGATGAAAGAGTCCCCCAATATGTTTGGCGGGGTTTCTGTCGGCGCTTACGCTGACGAATACCAGTGGGTCAAGGAAGACGGTAGCGTGTTCCCTGCTGGCTCTGGCGAGTATTGGGATGAAGGCTACTTCCAGATCACCAAAGGTGGTCTGCGTGAGACTAGCGTTGTGATGCACCCAAATAACATGAAAGCAGAAATCAAGAAGTTGGAATATTTCCGACCTGATGGCTCTGCTGATTTGAAAGTATTGGAAGAAGCCTTGCGGGATGCAGGTCTGTCCAAGCAGATGTCGGTTGCCGCCGCATCTGTATTCAAGACGGTTATTGAGCAGCGTGATGCTGTTGAACTGCCCCTTGAAACTGCGCCAATTCAGAGTGATTCTGATGCGGAGGCAACCGCTGAAATTCTTGCTGCTCTAGAGCAACGTGAACTTCTGAAACTCCTTGATAAACGTCTTAAAGGTTAAATCATGTCTCAAGTTATCCTCGAAAAATTGGATGCCATCGAAGCTAAACAAGCTGAGAGCATCGTGGCTGTAGAAGCCAAAATCCCTGCTGCTGTTGAGGCTGTCAAAGCTGAATTTAGCGAAATGGTGTCTGCTCTGGAGGCCAAAGTTGCTTCTATCAATATGCCCGAGTTCATTCGCACTCCTGCCAAGACTGTTCGCCAAGATGTGAACCGTTCGGTGCGTGAGCAACTGGCTACCTTCTACAAAGGCAACAACCGTCTGGAAAAAGAACTGCAAATCTTTGCAGACGAAGCTCAGATGGACGCTTACCTGAAAGAAGCCTCTGCTTTGACTGCTGGCGGTGATGGCAAGGGTGGTCGTACTGCTTACGATCCAGTGTTTGCTGCTCTGCGTTTGGCTAACCCCATGCGTGGTTTGTCGCGCACTGTGGCTACCGATGGTTCTAGCTATCAGTTCCGTGTCAAAACTGGCAACGCTGGTGTGGCTTGGGGCTATGCAATTCAGAACAACGGTGCAAGCACTACTGAAGACACAAGCATCTGGCAGTTGGTTCTGCAAGACCTGAACGTGCAGTTCCCAATCCGTACTGCTGCTTTGGACGATATTGACGGCTTGGAAGCCAACGTGGTTGACGATATGTTGGCTGAGTTCGCTCAAGCTGAAGCTTTGTCAATGATCCAGAACAATGACCAAGCTGCTCAATCTAGCACCAACCCCTACGGTGGTACTAACGGTCTGCGTGGTTTGGATCAATACGCTGGTGCTGCTGCTACCTACGCTGGTGGT